CCCATTAGACCATTCTAGTTTTTTTACGCTTGTTGGACATTACTTTGCCACAACCTCTAGCGATGAAGCCACCATCTTTAGCTTTTACTTTTCCTTTACAAACTTTAGATGCATACATGTTTGCGTATGCGCTCGGGTACACGTCGAATTTTCGCTTCGCCGCAGCTTTACCTTTTGGACAAAGTTTGGCCATTATGATCTCGCTGTTTGTTTTGCTCTTTTAAAATTAGCTGCAGTCGGTGCACCCTTTGCACCTTTTTTTCGCATCTTACCACCACGTTTTCTTTTAGCATGTATATTTGCGTATAAACCTTTTCCAGCCATTATTTTTTAAGTTCCCTAACTATTCTTTTTTTTTCTTGTTTAAGATTTCTTTTACCTTTTGAAGTTTTTGCTTTTTCAGCATCAACTCTACCAAGTTCTTCAAGTCTATTCATTCTTTTAGTGTTAACATGACCACCTTTTTTCATGTAACCCATTTTGTTTCTAACTTTAGTTGGTAGTTTTTTTAAACCTTTGTTATCAGCTGGTACAGCTTTAAGCATACCACCATCTTTTTTACCAGGTTTAATTGGTTTAGGTTTCATTTGTTGACCATATCTATCTGTAGGTTTAGGTCTTAAAACACCTGGACCTTTAGGTTTGATTACTTTACCACCTTTTTTCATAGCGCCTCTGTCCATAAGTTCAGTAGGTACTCTTTTAGATCTCATGTTTACACCTTGTCCACGTGAATACATCATCGGTCCCGATCTGCCGCCCATACCGCCGCCAGCTCTTTTTACTCTGTCTGCTCCTCTTGGTTGAGCAACTTGTGTGTTATATCTTCTATTTGCCATTATTTTTTTCCTCCTTTAAATATTTGAGTTCCCTTTATACCAAAAATACTTGCAACTACAAGTATCCATAAATTAGTGAACCATTTCGGCAGGTTACTAAAATGTTCAAAGAAAGTATTTACCTTGTCCATCGCAGTTGGGTCGTCCGATATCACTGCCCATGCCAGAACAATAATCGGTGCGCTCAATATTCCGAGCACAAATTCGTCTTTATAATCGTTTTGTCTCGCTTCTAAAAGTTTACCTTGGTAAGCTTCTTCACCGCGAGCTTGTTTTTCTGCATGCAACAATTGTGCATCAGACATTGCTACTTTTGCCTTCTGTCGGTTTGCGTAAATTTTACTTCCCGCAGAAACGGCTAATTTAATTGCCGAGAACCACATATTAGTACCAAGTAGCTTTTACTGGTTTCTTATCAGCTCTCATTCTTCTTGTTCCTTTAACATCTACTGTTTGTGATGTTGATGGATCAGTAGCTTCGATAGTAACACCACCTGTTTGGTAACCATCTTTGCCAACGCCAAGTTCTTTTTCGATCTTAACGTCTTTGTTCATGAATGTTGAACCTCTTTGCCAATCTTTACTCATATTTATCTCCTTGTATTAATTATATCTATTTTTTTCCGAAATTTCTACCAAAATCGTGAATTTTACTCTTGTCTGCCATGCCTTGTTTAGCTAATGACACACTTGCTCTTAATTTTGCTAGTTTTTCATTTTGAACAAGCTTATCTTCTTGATTTTCTTGGTTCATAAGTGCTTTTGCAGTGTCTAAATCAATTCTCTCTTGATCATCTTTAGCTTTTCTCTCATTTTCTTTAGCTCTTAAGTCAACTTCTCTTGCTTTTAACTTAATTAATGGATCACCACTGTACTCACCCATAATTTTTTGTTCTTCATCCATATATTCTTTAGTCATTTCAGCAATCAATTGTGCTTTTCTTGCATTAATCTTATTTGTTAGTGCTTGAGCTTGCGCAATCAACTGTGGGTTCTGTGGATTTTGTTGTAACATCATTTGCATTTGTTGTGCTTGCATTAATTCTTGAGAAAATTCTAATTGAATCTGTTCTTGAGCCATTAAACTAATTCTCTCTAGAATATTTTTCTGTAATGCAGCCATAACAGACGGTGAATTTTGTACCATATTAGATTGCATAAAATTTAAGTGTGAATCAATGTGTGCTTTGTGATCTTGACCTGGAAAAGCTTGAAAAGGTTTCATACCCATTGCAGCAATTTCTTCAAGTGAAGGATCAATAGGAGTTGGTTGTGCTGGTGGTGGTAAAATTGCATTTACATTTTTAACACCAAGCGCATCATACATAGATCTGTACGCTTGATATAGATCATGTATTTGTGGATTAGTTTGAGCTAATTGTAATTGTGTTTGAGCTAAACTAATTCTTTGAGTTTGTGAAAATATGTTTGGATCAGCTACGGGTATAATATCTATTCTATCATCAAAGTCCTGAACTTTAATATTTCTTGTAGCTCCAACAACATCGTATGGATATACAGCTGGTAAATAAGTTTTAAAAACTTCTGCTAATAATTTGAATTCTTGTTTTAGACCAACGTATAATCTTTTGTGAATCGCTGACATTACACGTGAACCACGTTCTAATAATGCAACAGTTGTACCCACGGCAGCTTGTTGGTTCATATCGCCTACTTGTGAGTCTGCGATAGACGCGAAGCGTTGGCCTGCTTGAACAACTATACCCATTAATGAAAGTAATGTTTGATCTGGTCCTTTGAATGGTAATTGCATAAACTGATCTCTGATGTTTCCACCAGGTGCATCTACATCTCTAAACTCTCCAGGTTGTAAAGGTTGTGCATCATCTCTAATTCTTAATCCTCTAGTTTTAAAACCAGCTGGTAAGTTAGCTAATGTACCTGCATCTAATAATTGTCTTAAAGCTGCAGTTGCAGTTCTAGTTAAACCACCAATCATGTGAATTAAACCAAAACCATAAAAACCAGTTCCAGGTAAAAATTTAAATTGTACAAAGTAATCTATTTTCTTTTTCATTGGATCTGTTGCTTGATAGTTTCTTCTAATGGATAAAACAGTTTGATTGTTTTCTGCAAACGTTACAATATAAGGTAATTTAATTCCTGTAGGTTCACCTTCTTGATTAACATCTTCATAACCTTCTAAATCTAAATTAGTGTGCATTTCAAAAAGTGTATACTGATCTTCTTGACCATCTTTTGTAATACCTTCTAGTTCTAATTTTTTATCTGATAATTCATTTGATGTTACAGGAGGTTCTCCTAATTCTACATCTCTATAAAAACCTGCAACTTGTTGTTTTCTTAATTCATTAGCAGAAATTTTAATAACATGTACAATAGCATCTGTGTCATCTAATGATGTTGCTGAATAAGGTACAATTAAATCTTCTGCCGGTACAAATTTAGATACGGCTCTACCTAAAAGATCGTCATAATAAACTTTCTTAAAAGTAGAACCGGACAGGGGTAGATAGAAAAGCATTTGATCAAACTCTGGTTCATATTCTTTCATCTTATCCATAAGTTGATAATTCATAAAATTTTTAACACGTTTAGATTGTTCTTCTTTTTCAACATTGATAGCACCTAAAATTTGTGTTCTAACTGGACCATCACTTGGTAATAATTCTTTGTAAGCTGTTGCTTGAAATTGTGTAACCGCTTCAGCTAGTACAGGGTGATTAACACCTGATGCACCTTTGAAGGGTTCTGTTCTTCTCTCGTATTTGAAACCTAATAATTCTAAACCTTCTCTATAAGATTGTTCCCAATCTGCTCTTGATTCTTTGTACTCTGTGTATTGATCAAAAAGAGTTGAACCTAAAGATTCTAACTCACCATCAGACATGTCTTCTGCTAAATTTGCAAAGTGACCTTCTGTGCTTCTATCTGTACTAGTTGTAGGATCAAAAGTAACTTCTGCTCCTCCAGTTTCATCCATAACAACTTCACTTGTGTCTGTTGTAATAACTTCTTCTGAACCGGGAACAGCTACTTCTTTTTCTTGAAACTCTGTATCTTTAACTTCCTCAACTGTATTGGGTAATGACTTATCTATACTATCTACCATATCTCTTTCCTGTTAATTAAATTACACCTTTTGGTGGGATTATACCCATAATTCCATCATATGTAAAGTCAGTTTCCTCTTTAGGAGGTTCTACCCCTCTTTGAATATAAAATGCTCGTTCTCGTTCTTTAGCTTCTGATTGAGACATGGGTATGTCCATATCATCAATTATTGGTAAAGTTTTAGCGTAATCTATTCTAGCTTTTCTAAAATCTTTAGTAGCTTCAGGTGTAGCCTCTATTTTTTCTTGTATATATCTGTCAGCAAAAGCTGCAGGTTCATATGAAAATAATCTATTTTCTTTTTCACCAAAGTTTTTAAAAGTCCCTTTATCAGTGGCTACATAGGCAAGATCTTCTAACGTTCTTGGTAAGTTAGCAATATCTTGTAAAAATTTTTGACCTGTATAAGAAGCAGATTCTTTTCCTGATAGTCCTTCACCCATAGCTTTAGAAAAATCCATAGTTGCAAATAGCGGGTCAAGAACAACTGCTCCTTTACCTAAAGTTTTTCCAGCGCTTACAATTTTAGTTAAAGATTGTCTAACAGAAGGCGGAATATCTATATTAGCTTGAGAAAGATTTAAAGCTCCAGCAAAACTATTAAGCTCAAATCCTTTTTTTGCTGCAAAGTTTTTCACGTTTTTAATTTCTTTAATTAAATTAA